TGTATATGCCGCATTTGCGGAGTCGCCCTTCAACTACGCCCGCGCCCGCTGACCCCACTAGAGAACAAGACTAATACGGAACATTATGTTTATTCTGAACGAAAAACCAATTAGCCCTGACGTTGCCTTTGCGCACGAGGGCGTTCAATATCCTGCCAACTGGATCCGTCTTGCCTCACCTGAAGAGCGGGCAGCCATTGGTATTACAGAAGAGCCTGACCCTATCCCGGTCGATCAGAGGTTCTATTGGGATACAGGTATTCCTAAGGATCATGCCCAGCTTGTAGAGCAGTGGGTTGGCCAAGTTAAACAAACTGCTGGCTCGCTGCTCAGCCAATCGGATTGGTACATCACCCGCTTTGCTGAGACGGGCCGTGAAGCCCCTCAGAGCGTCCTTGACCGACGTGCCGAGGTACGCAACCTTAGCAACGAAAAAGAGGCCTTCCTGAGGCTTACAGAGACCACTGACGAGCTTGCTGCGTATGTCACTGGTCCTGACTTCAGCGTCTGGGAGGTTGTACCTGTACCTGAAGAAGTCAACACGGTTATCGATCAGGTTACCTCTAGCTCAGTGATTACTGATAGCACTCTCTTTAGTGCAAGCAGTGAAGACACTATTACCTTTACAAACTAATTATTATGCTTACCATTCTTGGCGTCAAGGTTTCGGTTGAAACCATCGCATTCTTTGCACTGTTTCTGGCCAGCGAGGTCGTTGGTAACAGCAAGCTCAAGTCCAACAGCATCGTTCAGTTGCTGGCCACCATTGTCAATGGCCTGCGTCCTATTCGCAAAGAGGATGAGCAACTGGATGCCATTCGTCGAATTATTAGCGGTCGGTGAAAATGATCAGCATCCTTGACGTTGTTAAGAACTACAAGGGTCTGCCACACCAAAACGAAGCTCTAAAGGCCCTGGAGGACACTCTGGGGCCTTATTACTTGGCTGATGACCAGAAGTGGGTCAAGCTTTGGAGAACGCCTCAAAAAGCCACACAGGCCCCTGCTAGAGGTGATCAAAAGTTTGAGAACTCGTGGTCAGGCATCAAAGCCTGTGCAGCCAAAGCTGGAGCAAAGTTCCCTGAGGTAGTGGCAGCCCAATGGGCATTGGAGTCAGCCCGTGGGACGATCTTGTCTGGTAGAAATAATTTCTTTGGCATCAAAGGTCCAGGCACGATTAAGACAACCTGGGAAGACTATGGCAAGGGTGCTGTGATCATTAAAGCATCCTTCATGGACTTTGCCACTCCATTTGATTGCGTGAATCACCTTGTAACCCAGTGGTACAAAGACTACAAGGGATACAAGGGAGTCAATAGGGCTAAGACAAGAGAAGAATGTGCAATCCTTCTCAAGAGGGAAGGTTACGCAACAGATCCGGCTTACAGCCAAAAGCTAATCAAGATCATGAACGACAATGCTTGAAGCAATCATCACTGGTGTTGTCTCACTGATTATTGGGGCAAGTGGGGGTGTGGCTGCTGTGACCTCTAGAACGAATTCCAGGATCTCTGACCTTGATAGGCGGATCGATCAGATGGAGTTACGTGTAGCAGAGAAATACGTCCCTCGCTATGAGCTCACGTCTGCTCTACAGAAAATGGAGGATCACATGATCCGAATTGAAAACAAGTTAGATCAGATCGTACTGAGAAATGGCTAATGAACAACGGGCAACGGAAGAGCAATTTAATGAGCTCCACACTCTTGTAACTCAAGAGTTCTTAAGCCGTATCAAATCAGGTGAAGCATCTACTGCTGACCTCCGGGCTGCGATTGAATGGCTAAAGGCTAATGACATTACTGGTGTAGCTATTGAGGGCAGCCCTCTTGCCGGGCTTGTTGGCCTGATTCCTGAGCTGACTTTAGAAGACATGAGCCCTCAGGTGTAACAATGGCTAACTACAACCCGTACAAGAAAAACCCTAAACTTAGGGCCAAGAAGAACGCGTATCAGCGTAAGTACAACAAGAAACCTAGCGTCAAGCAAAAGTCAGAAGAGCGTTGGACTGAGCGCAGACGCAGAGGTATAGCTGGCAAGGGTGGTAAGGACTTGAGCCATACAAAAGGTGGTGGGATGGTCCTGGAATCTCCTTCCAAAAATCGAAGCCGTAATGGCAAGAACGGCAGGTCAACACTCAAATGAAAAAGAAACCAGGTCTATACGCCAACATCAATAAGCGTAAAAAAGCCGGTACAAGTCGCCCCAAGAGTAAGAGCACAATTACTCCTAAAGCTTATGCACAAATGAAGGCTGGCTTTCCAAAGAAAAACAAGAATTAATCCCTCAATAATGAGCCACCGATGGAAACCCCCCGAAGCCTCATGCACGATTTACTCACATTCAGAAGCAGTGATGCTAAAAGAATGTGGAGAGATGAGATCAGGCGAAGGGATAAAAACCAGTGTGTGTATTGCGGCTCCACAGAAGATCTGACAATTGATCATGTCAGACCTCGGTCAATGGGCGGTCCAACGACAGCAAGTAATTGCGTGACTGCCTGTAGATCTTGTAATCAATCCAAGGGCTCAATGCCCGTCAATATCTTTCTTCAAATACAAGCTTCTTAATTATGACTGCTCAAGTATTCACGGCTAATGTAAAGGCCGCTTCAGCTCTGTCTCTGTGTAAGCACGAGGCAGAAGCAGCAACCACAATCGATGCTACTGCTGATGCTGCTCTGGCTGGCATCACGACTGCCAGCACTGTTGGTGATGTTCTCGACATCCTCAGTGCTTGTGTAGCTCGTGCTAACGCTGTCACTTCAACCAGCATCGGCAAAGCTACAAGCGTCAAGTACTGATATGCCCTCCCCCACTTTTGCGGTAACGCCAAGTATGCGTTACCTCTGGGGGGCCCTTACTTCTGACACCATCTCCAAGATGAGTGGGGGGAGAATTCCCAAGATGACACCCCAGCAGGCTGCCGGTCTGCTGGGTTCTTGGATTGTGGAAACAGGAAAGCAGGGCCTAGACAAGCTTGATGTTGTTGAGAGGGGAGCAGCCGCAGGAAGGGGATTGTCGCAGTACACAGGCATGAGACGTATTGCTTATGACAATGCAAGAGCCAAAGCCATTAAACAAGGGATTGATCCAAACAGCCCCCAATGGCAGCTTCAATACTTTGTTGAAGAGTACACAGGTAAGCACGATCCCGCTCCTGGGCAAAGTTTGATTGGCTACACCCGTGTCTTTGAAGGTGCTCCTAAAGCAGGGACACCAGCAAAGTATGCAAGCTATTACACAGGTTCTGCAGCAGCAGGAAAAGGCTACTTCAGACCCAGTGTCCCCCATACCGAAAAGAGAGCTCAACTGGCCGAACAGGTCTATCGAGCCCTGACTCAGCAACAGCAACAAGAGCTTCAAATCCCACAACAACAGAATCAACCCGCAACAGGTCAAAGACCGTTCTGGGAAGCGTTGGGTATTCCTCCAATTCGGTGGAACTCGTCCCAACTGGAGATCCCTCAAGGCCCACACACGCCTCTACCAACACCAGGATGGAGCCCAAGAGAAATTAAGCCACCTGGTAACCCGAACTACCGGCCACCCGCTCAATACGAAAGGATCCTTCCTGACGGGCGAATGGTGCCGTTTGCGTAGCACCTATGAACGTTAATGATTTAGACCGCAAGCTTCGAGAAGAGTTCAAACTCTTTCTAACACTGATCTGGAGGGAGCTAGGACTCCCAAAGCCCACACGGGCTCAACTGGCGATTGCTGACTATCTGCAACACGGTCCCAAGCGTCTCCAGATCAGCGCTTTTCGTGGAGTTGGAAAGTCCTGGATTACAGCAGCATTTGTGCTATGGACTCTCTACAACGACCCGGACAAGAAGATCATGGTGATCTCGGCTTCCAAGGAACGAGCCGACAACTTCTCGATCTTCTGTCAGAAGCTCATTCTCGATATTTCCTGGCTCAACCATCTGGGTCCCAAATCAGAAGATCAGAGGTGGTCGCGGATCTCCTTCGACGTAGGGCCAGCCAAACCCCACCAGGCTCCCTCTGTCAAGTCTGTGGGCATCACAGGTCAGATGACTGGATCCCGTGCCCATTTAATGATCTTTGATGACGTTGAGGTTCCGCTTAACTCCGCTACCGATATGCAGCGGGAAAAGCTCCTACAACTAGTGACTGAAGCGGAGTCAATCCTCACCCCAGACGAAAGCAGCCGAATCCTGTTTTTAGGCACACCTCAGTCTACTTTCACAATCTACAGAAAGCTCGCTGAGAGGTCCTACAAGCCCTTTGTTTGGCCTGCTAGGTACCCACGTGAGGCCAGGGGGTACGAAGGCCTCTTAGCGCCGCTTCTAGTGGCCGATATGGACAACGGGGCAGAACCCTGGGCTCCAACCGATAGCCGCTTTACGGACTTCGATCTGCTTGAACGAGAAGCCGCAATGGGCAGGAGCAACTTCATGCTCCAGTTCATGCTGGATACCTCCCTCTCTGATGCGGAGAAGTTCCCCCTTAAGTTCCAAGATCTAATCGTTACCCCGATTGGGGAAGAGTGTGCAGAACGTTATGCTTGGTCATCAGATATACGCTATTGCCTTAAAGAACTGCCTGCTGTGGGCCTTCCTGGAGATCGGTTCTACAGTCCCATGTTTATTGACGAAGGAATCGTTCCTTTCGATGAAACGATTGTATCGGTCGATCCGTCGGGACGAGGAACTGATGAAACTGTGGCCTGCGTCCTTTCGCAAGCTAATGGCTACGTATTCGTCCGTGATCTAAAGGCTTACCGTGATGGCTATAGTGACGATACTCTGTCTGACATTATTCGTCTTGCTAAGCGTTACAAGGCGTCTCGACTCCTAGTTGAATCCAACTTTGGAGACGGCATGATCTGCGAACTCTTTAAGCGTCATGCCATCCAGATGCAAGTACCCATCGACATCGAAGAAGTCAGAGCAACAGTAAGAAAAGAAGAACGCATCATCGATACCCTGGAACCAGTCATGAACCAGCACAAGCTGATCATTGACCCCAAGGTGTTCGACTACGACTACAAGTCCAACCCTGATTCCCCTCCTGAGAAACGCCTGGAGTACATGCTCATGTACCAGATGTCCAGGATGTGTCGGGAGAAAGGAGCCGTCAAACACGATGACCGTATTGACGCTCTGGCTCAAGGGGTCAAGTGGTTCATCGATGCCCTTGCCCAGTCTGCCTTCCAGGCCCAAGCCATCCGTAAACATGAGGAATGGCAAGCCATGATGACGGCCTTTGAAGACCACCCTCACCTGGCTACTGATGCCCTGGTGTTGGGCAAGAGCTTTAAGACCCTGACACCTGCCCACAAGCCTGTCTACGACTGGACTCCTAAGGGTCGGTAGTTTTGATAAACCATGTTTACAGGGGAAGTGGTGCTCCCCTGAGGGTCGTAAGACACGATCCGTGTGGATATGCGGTGATGAATC